GGCCTCCCGTGCTGGATGACACACCCTTCACGCAGTGCATGAAGTCTCATCTACCAAAGTCCGATTGGAGCTAGTCTCAGATGTCAACAATTCGCACACGTGAGCTTCCATTACGGAGCTCAGTGAGCGTCACTGGATACCGAAACTCACAATTCCCAGATTGGGGATATGAGAACAGGGTTCCAAGGTCGTTGACAGGGATTCAGTACACTGAATCCGAAGGACATCCTTTCCCCACCAGGGGATCGGATGAGGATTTGGGGGGTGAGTTTCTCACCCGTAAGTCGTCCTATTCGGACAACTGCCGAAGAGTACATGTGGAGTCTACCGAGGGAAATGGTACTTACTATTTCTCTGGTACTCTCTATCCGTACTTTTCAGCGGCGCACATGGATATGTCGTCCTTTCCAGAAGCTTCCCCTTCAGCTGATGCTGATTTGGACGCGGCTGGCACGGTCGCCATCTCTCGTGTGCTCCCCACAAATCCAGTAGCTGGCCTTGCTACAGCCTTTGGCGAACTTCGCGAGGGCTTTCCCAAGGTCATCGGGTCCGACCTATTTAAGGCATCTGGTAAGCCACTCTCCAAAAGAGCGGGCGACGAGTACCTTAATTATCAGTTCGGTTGGGCTCCGATGGTTTCTGACTTTAAGAAGTGGCTAACTGCCCTTCAAGAGTCCGACAAAATCTGGAAGCAATTCCAGCGTGATGCCGGACGTCGTGTCAGAAGACGCTACTACTTTCCTGAGACTACAGAGGTTCTCTTGGATGACGTCATCGCGGACTACCCGATCTCGGGTGGACCTGACGTACCAAGCCTCTGGCAGGACGGTTGGAATTCCTCTACAAGTACGCTCTACCGTCATATCGAGGTAAAGCGTCGCCGCTGGTTCTCGGGTGCATTCATCTATTATCTGGACGTTAATACGCCCAGTATGACTGCATTCGACCGTGATCTTCAACGCCTACAAAAGTTGTATGGCATCAAGATTACACCAGAGGTTATCTGGAATCTAACGCCCTGGAGCTGGGCCGCTGACTGGTTTGGCAATATGGGGGAAGTCCTCCATAATGTCAGCCAGTTCATGCAAGATGGCCTCGTCATGCCGTACGGGTACATGATGGAAACATCTGTTGTGACCGCCACGTACCGCATGAGGAATGTCGCCCTTAAGGGATTGACAATTCCTGACCTGACGCAGACTTTCACCACGACGGTGAAGTGCAGGCGTCAGGCTACGCCATTCGGGTTCGGGCTGGATTTTGACTCCTTCAGTCAATTCCAGCTGTCCATCATTGCTGCGCTCGGTTTGTCCGCGCGCCGTTGATGGCAACTTCAGTAAGCCACCGCGACCGCAGCTATTAACGCTGCGACAGAAAGGAGCGATTGCCATGTCTTTCGCTGATCCGCTGAGCATTACGGTTGATTCCGTCGCTCAGTCCATGGCGCGTACCGGTTCCGGCATCAACACCGGCCAGTACACCCAGGACGACGGGACCAATGGTCTCGTGATCTCTCATCAGTACGGCAAGAGGACCCGCCGTGCCATGAAGTTCACGGACAACAAGATCGCCGCCAACCCGTTCGACACGACTCGAAACGAAAAGGTTTCGATGTCGGTCACTCTGGTTGTCGACGTTCCGCCCCAGGGCTACACGATCGCCGAGCAGCAGGACATCGTGGACGGCCTTCTGGCCTTCCTCTCGGCGTCCTCCGGCGCGATGGTCACCAAGCTCCTGGGTGGCGAAAGCTAACCGTCTTTCGTCGTATCGGATTGGCGACATGGCTTTGGAACTGCTACCTCTTTAAGGAGGAGAGTTGAAAAGCCTAATGTCGCTCTGGCAAATGACCGCCCAAGAAGTAGGCGGTTGGTGTCAAACCAGCACTGATCGTGACTTCAAAACAGTCACTGATCGAGTTTCACACGAGGGGTTGTCGTTTCTTACGATTTCCCTTCCACAATTCTGCAAAGACCTCCAAAAAGGTCTTGAGCAGGGTTTTGTGGACTCTAGCCTTTTCGCTGGTTTCAGGCGAAGGGCTGGTCTCCCGATTTTCCTATCGGGTTTCCTTAGTCGTGTGTTCTCCAAAGACGGTGTTCTACTGCCTGATCCGCACATTGATTCGATCTATGCTATTCGACAGCTTACGCTGTTGTTTAGTAAGATCGAGCTCCCGTGCTCTCCTGTACGCATTAAAAACGCGTTTCAGGAGTTCATGCAGTGTGAGCAGGATGTCCGAGTTCATGATCGGCTGATGACTGAGGAGGTGCGAGCAGATTTTGCGCGCATCTCCTCACTCTTGTTCGCTGATCTGTTCTCATCGATTGACAAGGATGTCTTCGATGGGAATCTCGTTCCACGCCACGGTCCTGGTGCAACCGCGGATCGCCTAAAAGGCAACCGCAAGTACGACCAGAGGGAATGGCCTCGTAGACTGGACGATCTTTTTCCAGCCGTAGAGTTCTTGTTCCCGTCTTACTCCTATTGGAGGGACGCCGAGCGTGTTGACATCCTCGAACCCGGTTCCGAGATGCCCGTTAGGGTCATCACGGTTCCTAAAACGCTCAAGACCCCAAGAATTATCGCCATTGAGCCCACTGCCATGCAATACATGCAGCAGGCTCTACTGGAGAAAATTGTTGAAGGCGTCAGAG